TTCTATTATCAATCTGCACCCCGCTGGCTCTGCACCACCAGGATACAACGCCCGTCTTAAAATCACGCAACAGCTTCTGCACCTCGTGCGAGTTCTTATACTCCAGCGCATCGTTGAGTGGCACGCCCGTGTGATCCTTGACAATCTTCATGCCCTTAACCATCCCTCGCTTGCGTAACATCCTCAGATCGCGGATAGCTTGGAGCGCAACCTCTCCAGCCAACTGCTGCACCCTGTCATCGTAGTCTCCACGACATAACTGCGTTGATCTCACCGACCTAGCCCCACCAGCTTCGCTTCGTCTTCTTTAATCTGGTTAGCTAACTTAACCAGATCGTTTGATTGCCCAGCGTAATGAATAATCATTGCATCCTTGTAGCGGTCCAAGCCAAAATGCGACTCCACGCTGGTCATGCAATTGAAGGACGGGTCAAGCTCGGTCAGCGGAATGTTCCATAGGTGCGCCATCACGTTGAGCCAAGTCTGCTCGGCAAAGTGGTTAGGGTGCAGGCCAATCGGCGGCATTGATAATATACCAACGGCCTTGGTATGGACTACAAACACGCCAGTGTTGACATAGAACTTAGGCTCGATCACTCCGCCAAAAGCTCCAGCCAGCTTGACCATATCTGGCTTGCGATCCAGATAAGCTCCTTCGTCAAAGGCACAGAACACGCCAGCGTCCTCGGATAGCTTGGGACAATCGGCTGTAATCAAAACATCAGCGTCAACGAATGTCACCTGGTCGTAGCCTTTGGTTGCCATGATGTTTCCAATGGCAGACTTAGAGTATTGCGCTGGATGCGTAAGAGGCTTGTCGATCAGAATGAAGTCAGTGCTGTGGCGTTTGCAGTACGCCTCCATCCTCGGCCTAGTCAGATCAATAATCTTCTGCCAATCCTCACCAAACGATTGCGTTACTAATGCTTGCTTCATTTGCCAGCGTCAAAATCTTCTGTTGCCTGAATGGACAAAAGATCATCAGCCTTTTCCAGCAATTCCTTGCTTGGATTCTTTATGTCTTCAGTAGCAGTTGAGATTTCAATCTTTGACATAATCACATTGTTGACCACCTCGGCAAAGTAATGCTCCCTATAGCCAACTGGACCAATATCCTCGGTGATAGTATCAATCTCTGCGTTGCCATACGCAGTGTACTTTTCTCCATTAAACTCAAAATCAACACTTACATCTTCCATAATCATAATCTTGTTACCTCTTTCTTTATTTGTGCTAACACGAATAGCGACCTTACCAGCGCACGCTCAAGATGGTCAACACTTGTCTCTCCGTTATTATCAGGACAAGGCGAGGACTTGTGCAGTTGCATCTGCGCTGTAGCTAGGTGGCGAATGGCTCTGGCAATATGGTAATCGTGAGTCGGCCTATCCTTCTCCAGCCAATCTCCGTAGCCAGACTTATCCGATCCCTTGCCCATCACGCGCCAGACTATCTCCTGCGCAGCGTTACCCATTTCTTGAATTGTTGGTGCAGTCATTTTGCTAAACTCCTATAGAATTGGTCCAGTAATCCTTCTAGCCAAAGTACGTCTTGTGGGTCAATCACAACTTCATCCCAGGAGGCGTATATCCCTTGACCCAAGCCCATACTTTTTGCATCGCACAGAAGGCAATACCAGCTTGGTAGAGTTCTTCTTCGTCCCAAACCTTCGTTGTCAGCTTGGTAGCATCATTTGACGCTAGGACCACCGACACGCAGGCGCATTTGGGATTCTCGCTTGCGGCTCGGTATGCCCAAAGCTGGGCGCAATCTGTATCGTAGAAGGGATCGTACTTAGGATTAACCTTACGATTCTTTAAGTCGATGATAGCGTCACCAATACCGCGTAGCTTGACGTAGGCATCACACCTGCCCGCATACCCTCCGCCGACAAGACCCTTTTCGCACCAGTACGTTTTCTCGACATTCTTTTCTGCCCACTCGCTGAATGTTTTGATGTATGGAGCAAGTGTTTCATCGTTGGATACGGCTCTTCCCAAGAGGATGTTCTCCATTTCGGTGTGCATTTTCGTGCCGTGTTCAGCTGCCTTCGTTGTTGATTCTTTAGAGTCCTTAACCACTCTTCGAGCGTAGGTTTCGAGCGTTTCATCTGCCTCCTTCGGAAGTGTGAGCGAGGACATAATGGCCTGCTCAATCTTCCACGCCGTCAATTGCGGCTTATCCATAATGCCAAGCACGCTGGTTACGGATGGGTACAATCCCATCTGGCGCGCATCGGCTACGGTTGTGTTTCTTTCTTTTCCGTTCTTGCCAATCACAACGTGGGCGGATTCACCCTCGGCTGTGTACCAATGTCCCGCCTGGTCAGTAGCGACCAGACGGGAATTAGTAGGCTCTTTCGCTGTGATTGTAAGAGCCATACAATTTAGAACGGAACTTGGTTGCCGTCTGCGTCCACCTCGACCTTAGTGGCCGTGGACTTGCCAGCAGCGGTAGCAAACTCCTTGGATGCGCGGATCTTCTCCTGCAACCAATCGGGCATATCGTTGAACTGACCAGCCTCACCCTGTTCGATCTCGTAATACAACTGATCGTTGGTGGTGGTAGCTGGTGCTTTCATACCCTTGGGGAGCTTGGATGCACCTGCGATGGCGCAGTATTGCCGACCCTGCTGGCTGGTCTTGTGGATGAGCGTGAGCATGGCTGGCTTGCCCAATAGGTTCTTCAAGCTGAATGCTTGCAGTTCCTTGGATGTGAAGGTCTGACCGCGCCATTGTTCGAGAAGCTTGCGAAGGCTTGCTTTCTCGCCAAGGCTGCGGGTCTGTTCGATGCTAACGACCATAGGCTTTTGGACCGTGGTGCGTTTGCCATTCTCCTCGACCTCGAACTCATCGGTTTGATCGGGCAATTCAAAGGTTAAGCGAACTTTAGGTGTCCACTTCTCTTGGTTGTCCCAGTTGGTTTTCTGGTGGCCTAGATCAACTAGGCTGTAGAGAACGCCTACAGTAGCTCCCGCTTCTGGTAGTTTGCGTTCTTGTTTTGCTGATTCACTTAATGTTAGTGCCATGTTATTTCTCCTTTATTTATTTGGGTTGTTTATGTTGGGGGTAAGTTCGTCAAAAGCTGGGGACTTAACGTAGTAGCCCTGCGCGATGGTTGCGGTCTTTGCATACTCGATAGTGACATTGGCAGGCGCGATCTGTCGAGCTAATTCACACACGCTGTCTGCGGTCAGTATGACTAGCCATTCTTTGCGTCCGTTACGGCGAAAGAATACAGATGGAATCTTGCCCTTCGGACAATCACGCTTGGATTGCTCCATCCACTCTTCGGGTTTGAGTGCTTGGCATCGCTTGCCTTCAATGTGGAAAGGAAAGTTCTCGCAGACTACATCGCCGCTACCGCCCTCTGGATTGCCTGCGAACTGCTGCGACCTTCTGGCCTTCTGCCAACCCTGCTCTCGCAGGTAGTTTGCTAATTCTCTCTCACCCGCAGCACCCTTTGCTCGACTATTGATTTTGCCCATTGGTTGGGTTTAGCTGTCAACCCATGATGGTGTCGATATATATTTTAATCTATTTTAGTTCCGCCAAGTCTTATTAGCTTTACTAATATCATCATTAAATCGCCTAATCATTGCCATCATAGTCAGTTTCTCGACTATCTTCTTGTTCTTCTTGACCCAAGCCACGGCCTCATCGAAGGATTCTGCATCCTTCAGACCCTCCTCAAACTTAGCCCACGCCTCTTTCTCGTTCACAGGTTCTGGAATACACGCCAGTTCTGTCCTGTCGATGGGCAAAGCTTGGTTGTTACCGACCTGCACTTGGCGATTGGCAACAGCCAGAATAGATCATCGTTCATTCCCCAGCACGCCACATAATCCACGCCACTGATTGCGCGCTTTGGGATATTAAATCCATTGCCACTGCTGGTAGTAAAACGATACTTGGTGCGCCCAGGTTCTACAGTCTGTGCAGTCTTAACTTGGATGCGGAAGAACTTATTATTCTTCTCTGCTACAACATCATAACCAGCAAAATCCTCGTAAGGCGTAAGCACGTTGTACCCGCACCGCAGCAACGCGCCAGTGACGCGAGCTACCCCTACTGCTCCAACTTGGCGTGATGTTAATTTCATGCTTGACGGCTTTCGGTTTGTGCTAGAGACTTTTCCCAATGAAAGCAATAATAACTATAACACTGACGGCGATGCTGATGGCATCGGTGATGGCTGATGAACTTGATGATGTATCTGGTGGAGTTTATGATTCTGGCTCGGCTGTGTTTAGTGGTGGCAAAGGATTAGCAATTACACAGCACGGCTTGTTGGTTGAGGATGGGATTCTTACCCTAACTCCAAAAGGTATTATAGCTCGTTGCGGTGATGTTTATTATGGCAATGGTCAAATTATGACCAAAAGCAATTTCTTGTTTTATGGTTCACAAGGAATGAAGGTTCAAGACGGAAACTATTACGCTGGGAAGTCTGGTTCGACATATATATTTTCCAACAACGAGGAAGAATAATTAACCCTGCCCAAAGGTTGACAATCTGTTCCTAATCCTAGCCTCTAGGCCAGGAATGAATTTCCTTCGGTTTGGATCAAGCTCTGCTCGCCTATATTCATCCTGCAATTGAGCATCGCTGGCCGCACGCATCAATGCCCTTGGCTCGACCTGGTTGATCGCGGCTAATGTCTTAGGACCAAACCCGCCATCTACTGCTACCTTCTGCCCAAGCGTGTTCAATCCTTGCTGGATGTACTTCGTTGCGCCGCCCAGCCCACGATTAAACGCGAGATCCTGTGTGAACGGTTGGAGTGCTTGGGGGAGTTTTTCAACGAGTGGAGAGGTATATCCTTGGATGTACTCTGCCGCAGCCTTCGCTCTTTCTTGCGCTGGCAACGCCGAGATGACTTGGAACGCTTTGGGGTGGTATCTATCATTGATCCCAGCTACCTCGTATTTTCCGCCCATATCTCCAGATGGCAACTTGTAAACCATTGGATAACCTTGTGCATCTTTTCTAGCCTCCCAATCTACTGTTTGCATTGGCAGTGGAAGTTGGCCTTGTTCTTGTGGAGTAGCTACTGGTCTTGTGTATTCGCTCATAGGTTCAATACTTGGTGCTTGTTGTTGTTGTTGTTGTGGCGCGGCTACAGTTTGATCTAGCTCTCTGCGAATTGAGTCATCGCGCATTCTTGATTCTAAACCAGTTTGGCGAGAGACTGATCCGCTAATGTCAAAACGCGCCATTATCGTGAAATCCTCTTAGCAATTTCCTCTTTCTTTAGCTGTGCAGCAATTTCGGCAAGGTCTTCATCCTTATCATTTCTTGCGATTGCGGTTAAGTTTGATATGGCTGCAGGAATTGCGCTTGTTGGTATTTCTGAATTTCTTGCAAGCCAACTCACGAACTTTGGATTTATGAAGGCTCGTCCAAGCGCATTGCCTCCAAGGGCAACGGCTGCAATTCCAGTAACAATTCCGTATTTCCCAGCACCAAGAGATCCAGCGGTAGCGAGATAGGTCATTGTTTGCGTTCCACCAACAGCAGTTCCAGATGGGTTTGCAAGCACCCTTGAACCCTCTCTAATCTTAGCAGCAGTTTCTGCAATTTTCTGCATATCGCGCTGGTATTTGTTCCCAAATCTTCCAAATAGCGTAGTCCTTGCTTCTGGACTCAACCTATTCCAATTGGTTAAGAATCTTTCAGTGCTGAAAACATCTCCAGCTTCATCTTGTTGCCCTGGCAACGCTCTCCCCATTCTTGATATAAACGAAGAAGCAACCGCTTTTTGCTCTGGTTCTGGTATGCTCTGCATAACAGTGCGCAATCTGGTTGCACCTATATCTGAACCTTCAAATGCTGCTCTAAATATCTTTTCTGGCTCGTTCTTGTTTATGAAGCTTTGGAGCTTCTCCATTCTTGAATGCAATGCGCGGGTATATTTATTTGCCCTATTGAACGCATTTACGGCCTTAGGACCAGCTTCTTCTGCCGCTGCCCTTAAGTCTTCAGTTAGCGCACCATAAATCTTTTTATATTGCCCTTGCGAAACGGTTGACATCAACTGAACCGAGCTAAGTTTCTCGCCAATCTTAGAACGCAATCCCTTTAGAGCTGAAAACGGAATATCTCCCTCTGCGTTTAACAAGTCAGCCTCTAGATCACCCTTGAGCGCGCCTATTTCTTGACTCATTATGAGTTGATTTCTTGATAATGCTGGCGCGCCTTCAATTGGTCTTGAAAGCTGTTCAAGTGCGGAATATGTGTTGCTCGCCTTGACTGGCTTAACTTTTGGTATGACTGTATCTAAATTATTATATAATCCGCTTTCAACCGATCTTGCTCTTGGAAGAAACACATCCTCAACACCTCTCTGAATTCCAGCACCAGCAATAGTTGGTTCTTTTACTCTCGATAATTCTTCAGCAATCTGTTTTGTTTTAGCACCTATTTCTGCTTGCTGGCTTATGGCTTTTTCTCTCATCATAGAAACAGAGCCTGGAAGTCTTCCAATTGTTGTCTCAAGACCCTGTATCACGCCACTACCAGTTGCTTGCCCAGCAGATGGCGTTGTTCCAGCCGCTGCAAAAGACTCGATATTTCTGCGTATTTCTTCTTGGCTTGCCCTTGCCCTACCAAGCTGACGCAATGATGCCTCGCCAAGAGGTCCAGCAGTTGGGATAATAGCACCAGCCAATCCAGCAGCCGCTTGTCCTACTGGACCTGCTCCAGCTTGTTCTGCAAGGCTAGATCCTATTGCGCTAGTAACTCCAGATGCAGCCTGCATAGCAGGGCGTTCGGTTAAAACTTGACCAACTCCACGCAATACTGGAGAGACAGCTTGCGTTGCCAATTTGCCAGCAGCCATTCCACCGCCCATTCCAGTAGTTGCCTCAATAATATTAGAACGCATCCTTTCGCCAGCAGTTACTGGACGAGGCAATCCAATGTCTGTCTTTATTTCATCAAGAAGTTCGCCAAGAGGCTTTCCTTGCCCAGTTAATGAAGAGTAAACCCTAGATCCAATATCTGTAAGAAGACCAGCCGTAGCACCAACCGCTGCTCCTGGGATCGCACCAACCCCACCGAGTGTTGCTCCAATTCCAGCACCAGTAGCAGCACCAACTGTGATTGGGTTAATCGCTGCTCTTGCAGTAAGTCCAGTTTCTCTTGCTAAAGCCTCACCAACTCCTTGTGGCTGTATGGCAGATTTAGCCTCAGAATAATCGCTGATTACTTGTTCAGCTATTCTGTCTTGTTCTACCTCGGAGAGATTGTCGGGGACTTCAATCTTCCCTATATTCTCAATCTCAATAAAGGCCATTACTTAACTCGTATTACTTTTCCAGTTGCTGGATCAGTTGTATATTTACCAACCACGCCAGTTGCTCCTTTAGCAGTCTGGCCTTGTTGCGTAGCTCCAGCATCAGATCCAGCCCCAATTTGAAGCGACTGAGGAATGTCAAAACCAGCCTCTTGATAGGCTTGCAATTTATCAAGATATTCTCTTCTGCGTTGCGATGAGAATGATTCAAGCCTTTGCTTGTAATCTCCAGTATATGGATCTCCAATTTCTTGTAAAAATCTTTCGGCTTCAGATGGTGTTACCGCTGCACCAGCGCGAGCTTTTAAGATTTGATTTCTCACGCCAGCATACGCTTGATTCATTGTCGTGAAGTCTGGACTCATTCCAAGATAAGACTTACCAGCTTCAATACGTCCAGAGACTGGTCCGTAAAGATTTTCGCTAGTTGTCTCAAGTGCCTTTGATCCTAGTTGAACAAGGTTCTTGAACTCGACAAGATCCTCGGCCTGTTTGATTGGCAACTTCTTAAAGTTTTCTTTGGCATTCTTAAACTGGATGTCGCGCATTGATCTTAATGCGTCAGCACCATATTTGTCTCCAGCTTGGTCTGCTTGGTCAATCTGCTGATTGATTGATGCCAATCTTTGCGCACCCATTTGAGTACGGCGCGTCATTACATCATTTACCTGCTCTTCTGGTATAACTGTTGGAACTGCTCCTATTCCCTCAACCTGCCTAGTTCCGCCAAGTTCACCAGCCCTAGTATAAGCAGCCGCCTTTTGACCAGTTGTAGCGTTTGGATCCTGCAAAACTTGTAATGATGCGTCTATTGCTGCGCCTCGCGTAGCTGGGTCTTCTTTCTCAACAGCCATTCGTAACATCCTTGTCCGCAGTTCACGCTCCTGCATGTCAGCTTCACGAAGCTTCTTTGTTTCTGGTCCTTCAATATTAAAGCTTAGTCCCATATTTATCTCCTATCTGCTAAACGAAAAGCTTGGAATAAATCCGCTAATGCCAGAAGCAATTGCTCCAAAGTTCTGCGCCCCACTTGGCTGCCTAGAAATTGCGCCAATCTGTGCGCCGTAGGTGCTTGCTCCGTAATCAGCCTGCGAGCGATAAAGCTGGTTAAACGCATTGGTAAGCTGGACAGGAATCTGTTGGTCAACCGCCTGGAAGAACGGCTGATATGTAGAAGGCTGTTGGTTAAAGCCTCCAGGTAGAGGTTGATTGGCTTGGATGTAGTTCTGGAACGCACCCTGCTGTTGGGCTGTGCGCTGATTTGCAAGATTGTAGATGGAAGGTCCGCCACCAATAAAGTTAGCAGCTGCACCCAGCCTGTTCTGACGCAATGCATCACGGAACGCTATGTCAGCTTTGAGCGCATCACCACTCGATAAGCCAGATCCAAGGAAGTTCTGTGCTGCTCCGTAGCGTGCAAGCTTGCGTTGCTCGCCAGCAGCACCGATCTGTGCGGCTTCTTGTACGGCTGGTCCAAGGCCAAATATATTGCCACGGGCAGTCTGCGCGGCTCGGATAGATTGTTCGTAGCCACGCCGTTCTTCCGCACCAATGGTCGATCCAAGGCGTAGCTGATTGAGAGCCTCGTCTTCAATGGTCTGACGCAATTGTTCAGTCTCTGGCGTGGTTGTAGGTCCAATTGGCTGAGTAGCCAATTGGCGATACTGTTGACCTAAGCCAACAGCGGTCTTGTAGGATTCTGGATCAATCTGGTAAAGCTGTTGCGAAGCACGCTCTTCGGGCAATTGAGCAAAGGAACGGAATCCAGTAATCTCCTTTAGCCCTTCGGGGCTATCAATTGTGATGGGCTTGAAATTATTCTGCATATCCTGCGCTTCAGTAACTGCGCTGGTTACGCTCTTTAAGTCATCACTGAGTTGCTTGATGAATACATTGGATGAAGTCCTGCGAGCATCATTTGCTGGCAAGCCAGCAACAAGCTGATTTGCAGCATTAAGTCTTTCTTGAATGCCAGCGATCTGCGTATTCCCGCGTTTGATAATGTCGTCCAGTTTCGATGATCTTGAATTGTTGTAATCATCAACGATCTGCTGATCGGATACTTGAAAGTTAAGCATCGCTCCAAGATCAGACGATCCGTAGTTGCGTGAAGCAGAAAGTTGCGCCAAGGCTTGGTTGAATCCAGGCCCAGCAGGACCAGCAGCCCCGCCAGCCGTATAGCCAGACTCGCCACCAGTTAAAGCTTTGATTTGTTCAGCAAGTGAATTGTATGTTTTTTCTTGAGAAAGTTGCTGGTCTACTTTTGCTTGTAGCGCATCAATTTGTGGCTGCGTTAATGCGCGAACTCTATTAGAAAATGCTTCTTCAGTTTTTTGGTTTATTATTGGGATTAAAGCTGACCCCTTCAGTATTTGTCTTCCCTCACCAGCTTTTACTTGTTCGTAATTATTCCGATCTGCAATTTGATAAATTCCTTGTGGACGAAGATAGTAATCTGCGTCTGGATTTATTGAGGCTGTATTTACTCCAGCAAGTCCTTCGTACATATATTTAGCCTTTAATTAAGTATTGCTTACGTTTTTTCCAATTGTGCCGTAGAAATCAAAAGGTCTTGGCTGACGATTCGTGGCCACATTCTCTTCTACCGAGCCGTAAGGACTCTGACCATAAAGCTGTGCAAACTGCCTAGTCATCTGATCGCCCAATCCGCGATTCAAGGCATACGCCTGTGGGCTTTGTTCATACGCCCTGCGCAAGCCTTCCAGCGTCCTCTGCGGTCCGTATTGACGTTCTAGCTGTAGGCCAGCCTGTATGCCAGATTGCTGATCTAATGCTGACAACTGGCGTTCTAATGCACGCTGTTGAGGCATATACTGTGAGCGCAACCTGTTTTCAACAGCAGCCATTTCTGGCAATTTGCTGATGTATGTATTAACATTCTCGCGATATGCATCTGCATTAGCCTGTGCCGCCTCTCTTGGATCGGGCGGAGGAGGCGGTGAAGGAATAGACGGTGATCCACCCATGGTGTTAAACCTTCGCCTTTCGCATAAATGTCATATAATCATAACTCCTTGGTTTGCCAGAACGATTAAAGGTGATCCGCTTGCGAGGACCAAAACGCTCCCAAAGGAGCAACAGCAAGCATCGTAAGGATTTAGCACCTTTTGATGAGATCGTCAAGTCAACAAAGACATTCTCACCATCTTCGCTATGCACATAATGATTAGGATCTTGCCCATCCTTTATGCACCTAGCCAAAGCCACTCCTGCTATTCCGTCCTTATCCTTGACCACCCCAACCATCCCCTGCTTCTCAAACCAGCCGTACCAAGCCTCTAGGTTAGGCCACATCGACTCTGGCACGCCACTCTCCTCTATATACTCCAGCGCGGTCATATTGACTTCTGCACTTCAATAGTGTCTGGGTTGGCTGCTGCAATGATTTGACGCAATGCAAACTGCCCTGTTGAACTTGCAACTTTGATTGCTAGGTTACGCCATTTTTCGTAGCCACGCAGATCATTAGCAACCCTGTTCTTTGCCGAGGCAGTAAGAACGGCTGGCAAGACAAATGGGAGAAGAAGCTCATCGGTAGACGGGTCTAGGTTGGCAAGCACAGATACAAACGATGAGTCCGTATCGCGCTGGATATATACATCCACGTCTTCACTAAATGTCTTATCAAAGCTTACCTCAAAATGGCTGCCATATTTACTAGCAAATGGATCGCCAAATATAAACGCTCTAGTCGAAACGTAGGACTCATAATAAGATCCAGAATCCTTGTAGTCATTGGCTACAGTTGAATTTAGCGTTTTATAGCCATTATAGTTTGTGATTAAACCATTGGATGACTTGGCCGCAAGTCTGCGACCCAACGCACCAAAATTAGTTTGCGCAAGCTGTATGGCTCCAAAGCTCCATACTCCCTCAAAACATTGTAAAATTGTGTTGTAAACTATCATTGAATTGCATATCTCGCTCGAACCTATAGGCACAGAAAGTATATACCGATTGTCATTAAAAATTGCGTATGACTTGCCAATATTAATTGGGTTGATGGTAAGGATAACGTCTTTAATAATCTCGCTTAGTGGCAACCCAACTGATGTAAAATCGTCTGCCACAGATCGGCTTAATGAACGAATGCCGTCTGTAGCTAAGAAGAATACGTCCGAATTGACCTGTATCGCAGTCTTCTCGGCAACGCACCCAGTTGTTGAGCTAACCTGTTCAACCACCCAATCGGCGGCAGAGGTCATATCGGTTGGGATAGATACTTGATAAATCTTAGATGGCTTAAATACAATTAGTCTATTGGCGTAGTAAGGAACAACTGCGGTTATCTCTTCTCCGTCAGCACCACCAACAACGATGCTGTTCTCTGATGCCCACAATCCAGCGTCCAGAATATCACTTGCGTACAAGGTATTGCGCTCGGCTCCGCTACCCACGCCAAATAGCCTGTTGCCACTTGTAACTAAGATACGCAAACCAACTGGAGGTATACCCATAACAGCCTTTGCCGTAGCGCCAGATCCGTTTCCTATAATTGTCACGGTAGGCGTGCTTGAGTATCCACCACCAGAATTAGTCGATACAGTAACAGCCGTCACAGCACTGCCAGCGGTAGCTGCAAGCAAGGTTGTTGGATCACCGCCCAAATCTGGGCCAGTAATAACCGCCGTTGCCGATGTGTAACCAGTGCCAGCCGTAGTTACCGTAACTTCCCTAACCTTTCCACCTTGCTGCTTTACACTTGTTCCGTTCCAAACCATCAAGGCTCCAGTGCCATCAACCAAGTATTCAAGGTCATTGAATTGAATCATATTGACTCTGTTTGTGGCTGAAACCAAATATCCGTTCTCCCATACTCGCGATGTTGTACCCCAAGTTGATGTGGTAGCTGACCAAGTTGCAAGGGCTGGTTGGGCAGATCCCGATGGTACAACGGTTCCGCTGTTATCTATGGCAAACAATCTTCCGCTGGAAACCGTAAGTAATTGCTCGTAGGTTGCAGTATCGTAATAGCCAAGCCCGCCAACTGATGTTGTTCCAGTTGTGGTTGCTCCTGTGGAGAAATTCGCAAATCCGTACCTAGTTTCAACTCTACCTTGTGGGGATAGAGTCATGTTCTTTAACTCTTGTACTTGGTTCTCGGCCAGGTTATCTGACTGGATTCCGCTGGCTTGACCTCCGCTAAATTGACGGATTCCATCAAACGCCAGAACATCGTCCAGATTGTCGCTGTAGTAAGGCATAGTGCCTCCTTTACGCCGAGAACATTTCTTCTATGGTTAACTCGCCTAAACTTTGCGGAGTAATTTGCTTGATGCCTCCGACCTGACTCAACTCGTAGTTAGCCATAGCTGCAAGATCAATATTAGCAGTCTGCGTGATGGCTTGAGCCTTAGCATACTGCCGTTCACGCTCAAGTGCATCAGAGTGGGTCAAGGCAAGAACCAAGTGATGAACGTGGGGCAGGCGAAGCTCGTCATTCAAGGCCGAGTCAGACGGAGGAAAGTCAACGATGTAATTTGTCCTAGTAAGACACTTTAGTTTCTCAACAACACGCAATGGGATTGTGCCAGATGTGGCAAGCCTTGGGTAAAGGTTTAGTTGTGCAACGCCACTGCTGTTACGACCAGTAAAATGATATGTATCTGGATCTCCAGTACGAGCATCGTCAAGCAAACCTGGGTCTTGGCTTACAATCGTTGCTAAATCAATCGGGTCGACCTCTGCATCGTTGTAAGCTACCGATAGAGGAGTCTCGACATTCGTGCCTAATGTGATCTGCCTGTTTGTTCCAACTGAATAAGTTGAGTTTGTGACAGTCTCACGCCAAGGCGCGAAGTCCCATACACGCCGATAGGCTAGGCTTGCAGCTTTCTGTAAGAAGGTAAGCGTATCCGAGTCGGTCTTGCCAACCTTCTCGCCAGCGTACTGAGCGATTTCAGTTAGGGTCATTTATCCCTCGCTGGATTCGTCAGCAGGAAGCGGAGTGTTGCCTTCGGCAAGCCATTTGAGATAGGCTTGGTAGTCGGTGTTGGCAGGGTCGAATGGAATGAATGCGTTGTCGGCAATCCTAATAACTGTTTTAATCTCGCCTGTAATATAATCCTTGTAAAGTTTATACATATTTTATAACTCGCTATTTGCTATCATTGTGCTAATCGCAAGGACTCCGTTTGCATCAGCAGTTCCAATTACCCTGCAAGTATCTGCTGTTGCTGAAAAACTTAGACCAGAACCAGCCAATATTGTTCCACTTACAGCTGTCGGCGTTGCTCTCATGTTTGTTCTGAAAACAATTGGCATCACAGTTGTAGATGCGTTTGTAGCTCTTCCACTTATTGTTAAGTTAAGGTCAGAAAAGACTTGGTAATACCTCTGACACAACGCAAGCTCCGTACAAATCGGCCTACGTTCAAAGGCTGTGGCTGTTGAGCCTGCTTCGAGTTGGACGTTATCAATCGTCCAGGTCCCGCTGGTTTGCGCTCCAACTGTGAATACGATTTCTATTCCAGTAGTGGCGGCTGATGGAACTGAGATTTGTGCGCTATATGTAGCCAGCGTGGATGTAACAGTAAATGTTCCAGTTGCAATCTGTGTGCGGGTCGGGCTGGCAAGCGTTCCAAACGCATCAGCAGTGCTGGCATAGAATGCAGTCCAGGTAACTGTGGTTAGAAGACTATTTGCAAGTTGGACTGACAGGGTAGCTGTTGAGCCAGCAAGATCAATTGTATTAGTAGCCTCAAGCCTTGTTCCAAAACCAATCGCTGTAACAGATGCCGCGCCAGTAAACCGATAGGCAAACTCGTTTGGAGTAGTTCCAGCAACACGCTGACCAGTTACATTAGCACCAGTGCAGTAGCCGTAGAAACGATCTACCGAGTAGGCCAAGGCAGCGGCAGCGGTAAAGGTCTGACTCGCTCCCGCATTCCGCTGGTCAATCCGCATATCACCATTGATGATGCGGTTGCGGAAGCCAGTGTATTGAGGATTCGCCATCTTTGCTGCCGTAACAACTCCAGTTCCAATTGTTCCTGTTCCTTGCGTAATTGTGAAATCGCCAGCTAGGGTGGTTGAAAGATTTGTTATTGTTCCAGTGGTGCTGTTAAGCGTGGAAACTGTTCCAGAAGTAAAGATGCCTGCCGTTCCAGTAGTAGTGCCAATCGTAGCATTGTTGGATACCAGTGTTGGAATTGTTCCAGTAGTAATCGTTGCGCTAGTGGCAACAGTGCGATTAGATGTAATTGTGCCAGAAAGATTGGCGGTAGTGTAAGTTCCGTTAGTCAGCGAGTCATCAAACAATTTCTGCACTGTTATCCGATTGGCCGCACCGCTATCTCCGTTATCGGTATCTGCAATAAGAAGCTGGTCTAACGTGCTAACCGTTGCAGACATTGCTGTTTGCTCGGAGATAACACCTGTATAAATATTTAACTGGCTGGTGATGTTATTGAGCTTGGCTCCTGTTACTGTATCGCCATCAGCAAAAGATTGTCCTGTATTAAATTTAGACATATTAAGTTACAAACCTCATTGCGGTTGCGTAAATTGTTCCTGCTGGGACTGTGCCAGCGGTTGATCCTTTGCTGTTGACTACATACCTAACAACATTTGATGCAATCGGGAAAAAGCTCGTGATGATCTGGGTTGTGCCAGTTGTAGATCCAAGTGAATCAATTGAGCCAATAACTATATCACCAAGAGCCGCGCCTGTTAGGGCGAATGTCCCTGTGGTTGTATCTGCTAAATTATGGGGCTGAACTGTAGAAAGGGTAAACGCTGCCGTTCCATAACTAGCAGCAGTAAGTCTTGGGCCAGATGCGCCAACTTTTAATGTGCCAATTGTTGCAGTATTCGTTACTGCAAGCGTGCCAATCGTGGAAGTGTTGACGGATTCAGTTCCAATTGTAGCCGTACCAGTAGTGGCAGAGATGCTTGAGCTAAAGGTAGCTGCGCCTGTGACGGCTAGGCTAGAGGACAGGGTGACTGCACCAGTAACGCCTAAAGTAGAGGAAAGGGTGCAAGCGGCTGTTACACCCAGCGTGGAGGCCAGGGTGGTCGCTCCAACCGCATTAAGCGTGCCAGTTGAGTTTACGCCTGTCGTAGATAGCTGAAGCGCGGAGGATACGTTGTTGCCATCGGTGATGGTCTGGATCGTGGGATCTATGCCAGTAAGACCGCTAGTCTTAATTAGCTGGACGTAACTAGTCGAAATGTTCTGCGTTCCTAATGTTGCCATTTTATCTCCCTAGCCGTTAAAGCGGTTTTTGAGGACATCCCAGGCCATTGAGCAGGCCAGCCCAACGACTCCAGCTACAGCCAGAACCTTCGTCCGCAGGTGTTCTAGCGCACCTAATCTATTAGCAACATCCCCGTGGAAAGCAAGTGACCTTTCTACCATAGCGTAAAGCTGAACCTGACGCTCCTCCATCCTAGCGAGCCTAACTTCCATGTTCCATACTTGCTCTTCGCTCATGGCTTAGTAGCCCCCAAGTCAGATGCAGCACCCATGTCCGAATATACAGGAAGCGGGTTATTGTCAACCTTGCGTGGCGAGCAGGATGCTAGAACAAGGCAGAGGATGGAGATAGTGATGAGGTTCATTAAGTGGCGGTGATGGTGGTCATTACGGAGTTGTGCTTATTACGAGTGTGCCAGATACAATTAGATTTTGATTTGTGTTAGTCCATCCAGTTGTCGGAAGAGATGTTGCCAGAGCAGTATTTGTTGCCACTAATGCTTCGCTTGGGGTTGGGTCTTCAGTGCCAAAAATTGAATACGAGTAAAATGTCCATCCTATACCTATTTCATATAAAACATATCCAATTCCTGCTGAGTCTATCCAATATCCAGGTGTACTCAAAGAGTATGGGTTTTGCAGACTTCCAGAATAAAATGGGTCTTGATTTTGAAATGTCAATCCAGAGGCATATATTGTTGGTGCTGTAAGTGAAATACCGCTGGGTGCGGCTCCACCACCAACCTTGCGGATCGTCTGAACTCCTAGTCCTAGAGATAGTCTTGGCATAAAGTTAAGCGGCGGTGAGTGTTATCGTGCCAGTATATCCAGCAGCGTTGCTATATCCAGAAATAGGAACTATGGCTGTGTTTGCAGATACTACTGATCCAAGGGCAAATCTGTTGTCATCATAAAAGGTTATTTGCCATCCATTGCCACTCCCGCCAAATATTGGGCCATACCATATTGCCGCACCATCTCGATTCCCGCCAGTATATGCCGAATTGAAAAATACTGCCCCAGTAGCCTCTCCGTCAACACCACCATTAAATACATTAGTTGGATCTCCTGACTTTGTGTAAACTCCGTTCAAAACTGTCCAACCAATAGTAAGCCCAGAAAGAACGATTGCGGTTGTGGTAGCAACAACAATCCCGCTAGGTGCGGCTCCTCCACCGCCAACCTTGCGAATGGCCTGCACTCCTAGTCCTAGAGATAGTCTTGGCATAAAATTACAATGCAATCACCCGCCAAGGGATAGAACCTTTGGCGGTGTGGTTGCTTGAATCATTAACCAGCTATGTAGCCGATCACCTTGCCAGTTCCAGCCGTATAGCTGTCGAACTCGCCATAGATGATGTTGCCTGAACCAATCGTAACGCCAGTCAGAGTACCATCATATTTACCGCTGATCGCGCTAAACGTGGTATCCGATAGCATCTGGATCGCCCAGTAGCCAGCAGGTGCTGTTCCAGTTGTCCCTACGGAAAATCCGTATTGACCTTGGAATTTGTCTAATGCGCGGGACATTAGGTGTGCAGGGCAATTCTGTACGAAGTGCCGTTAAGAGTCACGTTCAAGGACGCAGGGGATGTTGCAACTGTGTTAACAGTGCCACCGCTGGAGCTTGCTGTAAACTCAATTACGTTTGTCTGACCTTGGGTATCAAAGCGGATAGCTTTTCCCTTGGCCTTGCGTGGGCTTCTTACAAATTCATTCGCCATATTTTTTTCTCCTTAAAGCAGCACGTTTGATACTATCTGGCGTGTACTCACTTTTGAATCTACTGCCAAGCTTTTGTTCTTGGCGATAGTACCCCTTCATTAAGTTTGTTTGATTGACTCCCAGCGGGTTGTCGAGGGGTTCGCCAACCCCCACTAGGCTCAATCTTTGCGGGACGGTGAATCGTTTAAGGTAACGAGGGACAGAATCCCTTTCGGCCACAGCCTTTTCCAGTTCGACAACTTTCCCATTTCTGGAGTCCTCGTACTGGTAAATAGGCATATTAGCTATAGTTATTCTTATCCGACTCCTCGGCCATCTTCATCATCTTTTCCTCTTCGGACATTGAGTTCTCGCCTTCGGCCATGTCTTCCGACTTGTCGTTTGACTCACTCTCGCTCATAGCGTGTTCCACATTAACGTGGGCAACGCCATTCTCGATCATGTCAATTGTTCCAGAGAGTTCTACAGAATCACCTACTTCTGGTGAAACATTCTCGCTACCATCGTTCATCTCGAACTTGGAAACAGGAAGCATCACCATACCAGACTTAATCATTTTATTCATAGGTTTTCCAGATGAGGAAGAGGCTGGGGAGGTTTTACCCTCCCCAGCATTCCGAGGACCCATAGCGATTACTAGGGTTCCCATTTAATTATTAGCTGTAGTTGGACTTCGCAACGATGACTCGGAAGAACCGAGGATCGAGTTGCTTGGCCGCGTAGAACGTCTTGAACGACGCAACGATGCGCTGTCCATAAGGATCGCTCTTATCAGCAGCATCAAGGATCGTGACCTTCGGAGCGAAGGGCGAGCCAGAAGCCGCGATTGAGGACAAGCTAGGAACTCCGAACGCGCCACCACCGAGGAGGACGTTGGCATAACCAGTGTTAACACCAGTTGTTCCAACGCTGTTCTCAGCGATGCCAGAGGCGGAGGTATTGAAGGTCTGCACGTTGGTCGAAGAAATGACCGAAACGCCAAACAACTTGCCGATTTCACCTTTGAAGATGGCATCGGGATTCGAGTAGCTCGAAACCTTCAACCAATCATCGTCCTGCTGTAGATCACGGATAACGGCAGGAT